ATCCAGCCCCAGCGGCTCGCGATCCGCACCGGGTCACCGATGGGCGTGAGGGTGTTCTGGTCCGTCGCCTTGGTGAACGGAACGTGGAACCCGAGCAGTTTCAACCCACCCTCATCCCGCGCTGACGACGACGTGAACCAGGTTCCTGCGCCGTCATCACCCGCGTCTCGTATTCCTGACCCCTCTCGACGTGGGCAAAACCCACGGTTGATAACACCTTCACGTCGGCGTCATCGGCGTCGAACGCCTGCCCGACACACAACTGAACCGAGCGGTAGGTGAATGCCATGTCTGAGATCATTTTTTGCATCGTGGTCTCTCCTTCTCGAAACTGCGCTGCAAAAAACGTCCAGCCACCGGAGAGGTGGCCGGACGTATACGACTGACCTTAGTTACGCGTATGCAGCCGCTTGAATGAAAGCACATGCCTGACTGCGTGCCTTCGCCCAATTTATATATCTGACAGCTTTTATGGCAATTGATTCTGTCTGAAACATGCTCACGACCGAGGTGCCGGTGGCCGTGGCCGTCGAGGACTGCGTCGTGGCGTCGTCCATCTGGATCGACACCTGATCGCTCGCCTCCACGTTGGCCGTCCCATCGTCGGCGAGGAACACCTCTCCGGGAAAGATGAGGACCATCATGTTGGCGAACTGCGGCGAGCCCGCGATGTTGGCCTGAGTCGTGGTGATCGCCGGCAGGCCCATGAGGGTTCCACCGTTGATCGTCAGACCCGGGAACTGCGGATTGCCGAGCGACGTCACCATCAGCGACAGCGCGAGGGCGTTGGTGGGCGACGTAACCCACACCGCCTGCGATACGTCGAGTTGGGCGGCGATCGCCGTGGAGAACAGCGATTTCACGTCGGTGACGAACGCGGCATAGTTGGTGCCAGTGGGCGTGACTGGCGTCACGCCGTAGGTGAGTGATGCCGGCTGGATGTTGGTCTGCCCGCCCTGGTTCGGGTCGATCAGCGAGAGGTCCAACACCTTCTGGCATTCGGCGGCGAGGTCGTTGCGCACCATCAACTCGGCGGAAGGCGTGGAAAGGCGCGCCAACTCCTTGTCGATGGATGTCAACCCGGCCACCTTCGCGATGCCGAGCGACACGCTGCTCGTGGCGCCCTTAGACATCGGGATGCCCTTGCCCTGACCGACCCAATAGCCGGTCATGCCGCCGGTCTGGCTTCCGACCCGAATGTTGAACGGGACGTTGCGCCACCCCGAGACGCGCCCGATGATGGTCCGCGGCCGCAGGAACGTGATGAACTCTCTCGCGATGTTCTCCGCATACGCCAGCTCCGATGCCCACCCCGCCGTGGTCGAGTCGCCGCCGCTCACGGCCGCCTTCAGCACCTGCGCGACCTCTGGCGCCGAGCTCATCCAGATGGGGTCTGCCCGGTAGAACATCTCCGGGCTTCCCATCCCGCCGCTCGCCTTCGCCCGCGCGATCGCCATCGCCATGCGCGCGAAACGCACGCCCGGCTCCAGCTTCGACTCCACGCGAATACCGCTACCTGCAGCTGCCCTGGCCTTCGACGCCAGCTCGGGGTCGATCCCGGCCTTCGTGTCGATTGCCGCGGCCTTCTCGGCGTTCAGCTTCTCGATCTCGCGCAGCCGCCCGAGGTGCTCGTCCACTTCCTTCACCTCCAGCATAAGCGCGTCATACTTCTGCTTCTGGTCCTCGGCGAGCGTCGAGCCTTCGGCGCCGGCCTTGTCCATGATCTCCGTCGCGGCGGCGGCCGAAGCTGCACGCTTTGCCTCGAAGGCGGAGATTTGCTCTTTGATGGTTTTCATAGCTATGTCCTTCAATGTTGCGGTTGAGCCCGTAGCGCCGGGCGCTGGTTTCTCAAGCCGGACCGTCTTCACCCTCGTTGCGCGTAGCGCCGCGCTCAGGTGTTGCTGGTCCGCGCTCTTGATGGTTTGAATCGATGCGTCGATATTTGCGGGTATCGTGACTGCGCTAAGCTCCAGCCATTCCCACGCCGTGAAGCGTTGCCCGCCCCACGGCTCTTTCGGGTTAATCGGCTCCATCCCCTCCTCAAGCGGCATGAATCCGATGGAGAACCCTCGAACGAGCCCGCTTTTGAGCGACTGCCACGCCTCATCGAGCCGGTCCCTCAGCTTTCCGGGTTCCGCGATGCGCGCGAATCGCGCCTGCACGGTGATACCGTCCTTTGTCACGGCGGCACGCGTCACGTGCCCGATAGGTTCACGCGAGTTGTGCTGCCAGAGCAGCGGGAGCGGGAGTGCGAACTTTGCGCCCTCAGGCTCGACGATGTCCCCGACGCGGTCCGTTGTAGGGGTCGTGGCGACGCCCTCGATCACCCGTTGATCTTCGTCCACAGATTTCACGGTGAACACGGAATATGCTCGCTTCATGCGGCACCTCAAATAAAAAAGGGCGCCCGCAGGCGCCCGAAAAGGCGGCCCGACAGGAGGAGAGAGGGCCGCTCGGGAAACGTCACAGCGTGAATAATTGGAACCGCTGTTCTTCGGCCCCCGCGATTGCGCGCGAGAGACCCATGCAGACGGCCACGATACCGTCGATCTTGTTCGCCGGCTTATCCTTCGACGGAACCGTCAGTCCCTTGATGATAGACTTCGCGATCGTGTTCGCCGCCATCCACGCCAACACCGGGTTCCCGTCGTGGTGGAACCGCCCGGCGGCGAGCGCGGCGTTCAGCTCGTCGAACCCGGCGGCCATGTTCTGCGCGCCCTGCGGGAACTCGACGCACGTCGCGCCCGAGGCCGTCAACTGGTGCGCCAACTGCGTGGCCCTCCAAGCGTCGTAGATGACCTCCTTCACCTGCACCACGCTCTTCAGCGCCAGCAGATCATCCTTCACCTGGTCGAAGTCCAACTCCGCGCCGTCGGTGGAGTTGAGGAAGCCCTGCACTACCCACTTGCGGTAGGCGTCCTGGTTCGCGCGGTCGGAGGCCACCACGTCCTTGTGGATCGTGTCCTCCGGCAGGTAATAGCGACCGAACACGTAGTAGTGGCGCAGACCGTTCAGTATCTTGACGAACACCTGCACGAACGCGCACACGTCGAGCTTCGACGCGAGGTCGAGCGCGAACAACGCTGGCTGTCCCTTGAACTCGTTGATCGAGAGTTGCGGGTCCGCGGCGAGCTTCCAGAGGTGCATGTTGATCCCAGCCACCGAGGCGTTGCACCACACGTTCGCGTGCTTGGTCTTGAAGCGGTTCTGATACGTCGGGTTCAGCGTCGCCTGGCGCTGCTGCGCCTCAAGAAACTCGCGGTCCGCAGATACCCCGATGTTCGGGTTCGCCTTAATCAGCACCCTCGGGTCCGCCCAATCGTCTCCTGGCGAGTCCTGCGTCGGCTCGTCGATGGAGTAGATGATGGCAAAGAACTTTTCGTTCTCCTGCACGCCATCCAGAATCTTGCGCGCCTCGGCGTCCTTGTCGTAGCACGGCGAGGCGAGGTTCGTGCCGCGCGTCGTGATGATCAGCATCAGCGGCTGCTGCCGCCCGATCATCCCAGTCTGCATCGTGTCCACCTGCTCGCTGGAGAGGTGCTCGTGGAACTCGTCTGCGATCGCGCAGGACGGAGCGGGGCCGTCGCCGGGCTTCCCGATCACGGGCCAGAACCGAGAGTTGTCCTCCGGCTTAACGATTGACTTCGACCACACCTCCAGCCCATATTGCTGTTGCAACCTCGGCGACTTCTGCACCATCAATCGCGCCGGCGTGAACACCTCGTGCGCCTGCTTCTCACTCGTAGCCCCGGCGTAGACTTCCGCGCCGAACTCCCCATCATCAACGAGCATGTAGAGCCCAATCGCGGCGGCAAGCGGCGACTTGCCGTTCTTGCGCGCGACGCTGGCGTAAGCCTCCGAGAACCTGCGGAAGCCGTCGCGCTCCGTCACCCAGCCGAAGATCACCGCAACGATGAAGCACTGCCACGCCTGGAGCACAAGCAGCTCGCGGCGCGCGGCCCAACGACCCTTCACATGGGGCAGCGCCTCAATGAACCGCAGCACCTTCTCGGCCCGCGCCCAGTCGAAGCGATAGGGGAAATCCGGCTCCCGCTCATGCGCCCAGTCCCGGCGCTGCCGCTCCACCGCGAGACGCGTGTATCTTCCGGTCGGAATGCGCCCCGCCAGAACGTCATCGATGTAGCCGAAAACTATCTTCCGGTAGTCGCGCACCGCCGCGGTCTTGCCACCACCATCGGCACCACCAGCACCAACAGCGCCAACAGCGCCAACATAACGCTCCGGGTGCTTCTTCGCCGCGCCACGCGCCACCGCGCGCGCCGGGTCCAGCTTCGGACGACCCATCAGCGGCGACAACCCAACACGTATCGGGCAGCCATCGCTAACTCCTTAATTGGTTTCGGAAAGTTTCGGGCTGACGAAAAAGCTGCTTGGCGCACGGTTTTAACGCGTTTCGGTTCCTCCGCGTTGATACCCCCCAGCACCCTCTATCGCGCCCACGGTTACGTAGGCACGTCGTGGCAGCGTTGCTTCGCTAGGGTTGAGGGGTTAACTAACCCTACGCGACCGGCCAGCCATCCACGCCCACAGATGGACGCAACGGCTTGGGCTTGTTGCCGTAGCCTCCGTCTTGAGTGGCGGTCTTGCGGCTGTGGCAGGAGGCGCACAGCGAGTCGAGGTTGCCCCAAGCATCGTTGTCTGGGTTGCCGTCACGGTGATCCACGTGGTTTGCTGGGGTCACGCGCCCAGCCTTGAAGCACTCCACGCACAGGGGGTCTTGCCGCAGCTTCTCCGCGCGCAGCGCGCGCCACGGCTTGCGCAGATACTTGGGGTTGGTCGGACCTGATCTATCCTTGTAGCCGTGCTTGGCGCAGCGGCCATGCGTCACCAGCTCAGGACACCCTGGCTGGGTGCATGGGCGCAACGCACGCGCTGGCATCCTAATCGGTATACGGCGAGGAGATCGGCGCGACGATGGCGTCGTCGGCCTGTCCTCTCACGACCTTCTCCAATGCTACCCTAGCCCTACGGCGCAACTTGCGCTCGTTCTTGTGCCGCGCGAATTGACCCCAACCCCTGCCGCGCCCGAGCCTGCACACCACGCAGGAACAGGACTTGTGAAAAGTGGCTTTGATCATCATCCACCGTGTTGGTGATCGCGGACGGAGTTGAACCGTCAGCTCAGGCTACCGTGAAGTCCAGGTAGAACTCGCGCCCGAGCAGCTTCGGGAGTTCCTGCACCAGGTGCTCATTGTAGATTGTGGCCTCGAACGCACCGTGCGGCGTGTATTTCCCGAAGATCGCGTTCTCGCTCTCGGCACGCTTCTTGTCGTCTGGCTCGTAGACCGCGCCCATCTTGATCTTGACGCCGCTGTAACCGACGCCTCCCCCGACGTGCTCTATGCCGTTAAGAACTAACTTGCAGCGCATCATTGCCATTGTAAGACTCCTCTTGAAATAAAAAAGCCCTTACGGGCATCATTCAGGGATTGTCTTACCGCTTGCGCCCCGCATACTAAACCTACACGAACCCTCTGCGCTCCAACCGCGCGCCGACGTGCTCCTTGCCGGCGTCAACGAGCGGGGTCAGGAGCAGCGGGCGATGCCAAGCGTGGCCGAGGTAGAACGTCTCCAGCGCCTCGCGCAACACGCGCTCGCCGTTGTTCATGTCGGAGAGCACGGCGTTGGTGGCGGCGGCCGCAGTGTTGTCTCCGTCATCGCACATGTCGTCGAACGTCCGGGAGCGCGTATAGCAGATTTCGAGGGAGCAAAGCCTGACGTTGAGGGAAGCGAGGCCACCGGTGTGCATCCACAATGCCCAGTTGAACAAATGCCAGTCTGCTCGATCAGGCGTCAGGCGCGGCCTCCGCGTTTCTTCAGGGCGCAGTAACTCGGACGTCATTATCTACCTTTCGATTTCAAAAGTAAAATCGCCAGCCGCAGCGCATCAAGACGGGCGCGGCTGGTCGCATACAGTTTGCGATAACAACTC